TAGGCTGACGCATTCTTCCCGCGGACGAGGAGCGCGAACTGCTTCACCTCGAGCCCGCGGGAGAGGCCGATCTTCTTCGAGCCGGCCGTCTGCGTGGCCGCCGCGGTCGTGGTCACCGAGTTGTCGTTGAGGGCGCGGCGGTACTGCTCGAGGCTCACGTCGACCAGCTTCATGCTGATCGACATGTCCTCCTCCGTGCGGAAGGCCTTCCGGGGCCCGGTGCTGCCGAGGGAGCGCCAGGTCTCGATCTTCTGCTCGTGAGAGATCGTCACCCCGTCGTCGTCGTAGTTGAGGTTGCCGCTGGTGCCGATCAGCGCCCAGGGCGAGGTAGGGTCGTTGCCGACGTTCGGGAACGACGACCCAAGAGGCGCCACCCACAACTCGTAGGGCTGCGCGATGATCTCGTAGGGCTTCGTGCTCATGCCGTCTTCCTCCTCAAGGCGAATCGGAGCTCCGACTTAATGTTCTTGGCGAGGGCTTCCCGCGCCTTGGCCTGGCCCTCTTCGATGTGGTTCATGAACACGTACCCGAGCGAGGGACCGAACTTCTCGACGATCGGCAGACGGCCGGCGCCAAGGCGCATGAAGACGCCGCGGTGCCCGCTGGGCATCGTCGTGATGAACGCCGATTCGAGGCGCCCCCGGCCGGTTGGCAGCCGGTAGCTGACTCCCCGGCCTCTGCCCTTCGACGGCTCGGGCCCGCGCGCGCCGAAGTCGATCAGCGGGATCCGCTTTGCGCTGACGCTGAGCGTGGCATACCCGTTGCCGACGCGCGTCTTGATCTTCTCTTTGACCACGCCGACCTGCAGCCCGAGGTCGGTCGCGACCGCTCGTGCCATGACGACCTTAGTGGAGTCCAGCGTTCGACCGAGCGCGCGCTGCGCCGCCAGCGGGAACTCGGCGATGAGGTTGTCGATTCCGGCGAGGACGTCGCGCAGGTCGAGCTTCACGGTGACCGAGGCGCTCACGGTGCGCCCCACACTTCGCCGAAGACACCGCGGTAGTCGACGGCGCCGCCGACGACTTCGGAGCCCGGCTCGCGCTCGAGGGCCCGCGTGCTGCCGCGCGTGAGCCCGTCGGTGATGAGGGCCCCGCCGAGCGTCCGATCGGGCAACTCGACGGCCCGCTTGATGTCCGCGATGATCCGCTCGATCTCGCGCCAGGGCACCCAGGATTGCCACTCGACCGCAGCCGGGACGATGGCCTGCACCGTGAACTGCACGACCGTGATGACGTGCTCGCGCTGGCGCGGGTCCGGCGAGTCCTCCGGGATGATGATCGAGATCGCCGCCGGCGGATCGTCGGGTCCGAACACGGGGCGCTCCATCAGGCAGATCTGGGCGCCGGCATCGGTGTTGAAGCCGTTCCCGCGGGTGATCCGGCTCAGGCGCGCCTGCAACTCCTCGATCGCGGCCTCGCGGGCGCTCGGCACAGGCTTGCTCATGGCAGTCGCCGAACCACAGTCATCCGGATCTCGCCGTGTTCGACCTTGTCGACGGCGTCGACGAGGTAATCGGCGGCAGGCTCACCTGGTGCCTCGGCCGCCGTGAACAGGGATCCGCGCACCAGGCTCGGCGCCTCGCTGGTGCGAACCGCCAGACCGCGCCGGGCGTCGGCGCGACGGATGTCCCCGCCCTTGGGAGCCATGTCGGTGGGCGGCGAGAGCCAGATGATCGTGCAATCGATGGTGGAACCATCGGGAACAGTGAGCACCGCGGGGACCCCGTGAACGGCGTAGTTCGTGTCGCGCACGAACCCACGGAGACCCGCGGTGCCCATGTAGAGCCCTCGTTACGCCGAGGGGCTCGGGGAGGGGCTGGCGCTCGAGCTGGGCGACGCGCTGGCGCTGGGCGACGCGCTGGCGCTGGGGCTCGACCCGGTCGCGTTGCCGAGGGCACAGCAGGTCAGGAGCACGAAGCCGGTCGCCTGACCGGCCGCCACGGCGCGCGTGGCGACGCCGTATCGGTAGTTGCCGGCCGCCACGAACGTGAACCGGCTGTTGCCGTTGTCCCAGTAGAGCTGCTGGCCTTCCGACCAGGCCTCGGCCGCCACCTTCGCGTGCTCGATGACACCGTACGTCACACCCTCGAACTTGACTCCGGCGACCTGCGTCGACGTCGGGCTGACGAGCAGCTGCCCGATCTTTACGCAGGTGTCCTTGGTCACGCCACCGACGGGCGCGGTCAATTCCAGAACCTTGCCCGGCTGAATCCAACGCTTCATCTTCGCTCCTCTCGCGGCTGTTTCGCCGCCGTTGCCCGGCTGGATTTCTCACCAGCCGGGCGGGGGTTGTCCGACGACTACGCGCCGGGGTCGCGGTAGATCGCGCGCCAGTCCGCGGCCTTGAAGCCCACGTCGAGCCGGCACTTGATCTTCAGGCCGTCGATGTCGAAGCCGATCTGCTGCTCGACCTGCGGGCCGGACTGTCCGTCCAGCACGGCGTGGAAGAGCACCGGGGCCTGCGCGACGGGGCAGGCCAGGTACCAGGCGATCGGGCTCGCGGCGTCGAGTCGCGGCTCCGCGATCACCGTCAGGGTGCCGGTGAAGGGGTTCACGCCGGCGGCCGTCTGGATGCCGGGCAGCACCAGCGAGAGCGCCGTCGTCTCGAGGGCCGCGGGGACGATCAGGTAGCTCGGGGTGAGGTTGAGGTACGTCACGCCGTCGATGCCGCGCTGCGTCCGCATGGCGGTCCGCCCGTCGCTCAGGTGACCGACCGTGATGGTCTGACCGAACGGCGACAGGTTCAGGTGGCCGGCGGCGAAGAGCGCGACGCCGTCGCCCATGAGCGGGTTGCTCGTGATCTGCGCCCACGCCAGGTCCGACTCGAGGTTGCGGGCCTGCCGTCCGAACGCGGCCGGGACGTCGGCGAAGGCGTTGGTGTCGTCGTTGATGAGCGCCTGCCGGGTGATCGAGAAGATGCGCCCGTAGGTCCGGAGCTGCACGACCTCCCGGGCCTCGGTGATCGTCCCGGAGGTGAACTCGCCGTGCTCCAACACTTCGATCAGGCCAGGCGCGTCGCCGAGCTGCAGCTGCTTGGACGTCTTGAAGTCGGTCAGCGAGACCTGTTTGGCGATCGGGAGCCAGGTCTGGGGCGAGGCGTCGTAGGCCGCGCGCAGCACCTTGTTCGCCGCGTCGGCGAGCAGGAGCGGGAAGTCGGCGACCGTGTGCATGCCGTCGCGCATCGTGAGCGCCGCGATGGCGCGCTCGCTCCGGCTCATGCCGGTCACCCGGATTCCCTTCGCGCGGAGGAAGACGTCCCCCATCTCGAGCAGGCTCATGCCGCGATAGGCCTGGGCCTCGGCGTCCAGCTTGAAGAACTCCGGCGCCAGGCGGTGGAGGAGCGCCTTCTCGATGCCGGCGCGCTTGTGGACGAGGTGGTCGTCGACGCCGACGATGGATGTCCCGCTCGGCCCCTCGCGGGGCGCCGTGGGATTCGGGTCGGCGCGCTTGCCGAGCTCCTCGAAGACGCGAGCCTGGCACTTCACGAGCGGGAGGCCTCCCGCGATGAGTTCCTCCTCGATGCTCACGGGCAGCCGAGCGGCGCGGCAGGCGGTGTGGATGCCCTGGACCCGCTCGCGCTCGGCGACGACGCCGGCGTCGCGCTCGCTCGGCTCGGCGGGGGCCGGCACCCTCGTCCTGGCGGGCGTCGGTTCCTGCTCGACGATGGTCTCCGACGGCTCGTTCGGCTTCATGCTCTTCTCCTTCGTGGTGGTCACGGTCGTCGTGACCTCGACCTTCTCGACGGTGCTCGGGGGCGGCTCGACGGCGCGGGACACGATCTCGCAGGGGTTGGCGTCCGCCGGCTCGACCCCGCGCACCTTGGCGCCGGCGTCGGCGGGGATTCCGACCAGGGAGCACTCGTAGGGCTCCCAGTCGATGGCAGTCCGGATCGGCAGCTTGTTGTCCTTGCCGACCGACTCCTCGAACTTGTAGACCCGGTAGCCGATCGACACGTCGCGGATGATCGAGTCCTTGACGTCCGCCCAGATGTCGTCGACGGCGGCGCGCTTCGAGAAGCGGACGGTGCCCAGCATCGCCCTCTTCGTCGTCGAAACGGAGCCCGGGACGACCGTCCCGAGGATGTCCGAGACGCTGTAGGCGCTGTGGCTGTCGAGGAGCGGCGCCCCGCCGTTGATCCGGTCGAGCCGGATGTGAGCGGGGTCCATGCTCAGGACCTCGACGTACTCCTCGCCCGTCCACCAGTCCTTCCGGCGGATACCCGCGGTCGTGGTCAGGATCAGGTCGACGGTGCGCTGGGAGTCGTTGATGCTCCGGGGGCCGATGTCCGCCCGCATGGACAGGGGCGGCAGCTTGACGGTGCGAGATTCCATGGACCCTCCCGTCTGCACGAGAGGATCATCCGCGCCCGCAAGAAATGCGGGAAGCCGTCAAAATGACGGGATGGGTAGTGTTGTAGCGAAAGGACTTCGGGCGGCAGGACGCCGCGGGGGTGTCAAGGACTTTCGACGTGTGTACAGCGCAGCCCGGCGGGCGTCGCGCTCACGAGCCAGCCCTTGCGGTACAGGACCGCGAGGTAGCCCTGGATCACCGTCAAATGAACCCCGAGGCGCCGGGACAGGTACCGCTCGGACGGGTGCTCCCCCGTGGCCTCGTAGAAGCGCACGATGACCCGCAGCACCTCCGCCTGCCGCGGGCTGAGCGGAGCCGTCCCGTGCTCCGCCGGCCAGTCGCTCACCGGCCCTCGATCAGCCGCAGGGCCGCGTCCCGCCCCCGGTGGAAGCAGTCCCTGCAGTGGAGGATCTTCGTCCCCGGCTCGACGTTCCGGGCCTGGTCGATCCGTTCCCGAAGGGTCCGGAGTTCAGCCTCGACGGGGTCCTCCGGCTCCACTGGCCCAGCCGCCGCGGCCGGGCCGCGATCCTCCAGGATCATCCCGCGCTCCGGCGTGTCGAGGCTCTCCGGTCGCACTGCCATAGCACCGCTCCTCCCGTTCCTGTGCCTGCTCATTCGGCCGCCGACGGGCTGGCCGAGGGCGATCCCATCATGTCCTCCGGAGGACTCGCCGGACTGACCGGGCTCGCGCCGGGGACGGCCTGCGCCTGCCCAGCCTGCGTCATCTTCCGCGGGTCGCTGTCGAGGATGAGCCCCAGCTCGTCGAGCTTCTCGTTGTCCTCGGCCATCTCCTCGAGCACCGCCTCGGGGTCGTATCCCCGCTCACGGAGCGCCTCCGACAGCGACATGAGCCCGCTGCGGATGTTCCGCTGGTAGGCGAGCCCCTCGTTCGCCGGGTCGATCATCGGCAGCGGAGAGCCAGTCCACTTCGCCCCCAGGCCCGCCGGGACCCCACGATTCATGATGGCCGCGGCCTCCGCCATCCACCGCCAGGCCGGGGTGCAGAACTGAGGAACGAGCATCCTCCAGCGCCAGTCCTCGACCCGCGCCCAGTGCCGGAGGCGGCTCATCCGGGCCGAGGAGAAGTTCGTGGCCGTGTAGTCGCCCGTGAGGTCCTCGTAGCTGACCCCTATGCCTGTCGCCATCGCGCGGAGCTTCGTCCGGCTGTAGTCGGCGTACTCGCGCACCGATGGAGGCTGAACGACCTCGACGGAGCGGCCTGGCGGCCCCTGGATGACGGCGCCGGGCTCGAGCTGGTCGATGTACGGCTGGTCGGCGCTCACTGTCCCCAGGGGCACGTTGGAGCCGTCCGGGTCTGTGATGACCACCGCGAGGCAC